GTTTTTGTTAATAAATGACAATTTTGTGATGAAAAAAGGGGCGACCACAACGGCCACCCCCTAAATCAACAATGATGAAACAACGATAAGTTTGGATGAATCTGCGCAAATATCGGCGAATCGTTGTTGACAATTGCAACATTGTGTATATTTGTGGCACAATGGAAAACAACGAATTAACAATCGTAAACAACACCACCGGTGAATCCGGTCAGGTGTTTGCACCCGCGCAATTTGAACACGCGCAAAGAATCGCCAAATTACTTTCATCGTCTGACCTTGTTCCCAATCAGTACAAAGGGAATATTGCAAACACGATGGTGGCATTGGAAATGGCGCACCGGATGAATGCATCGCCTTTGATGGTCATGCAAAATCTTCACATCATTCACGGCCGACCATCCTGGGGTTCGTCTTTTATCATCGCGTCATTGAATTCATGCGGTCGATTTGGAACGCTACGGTTTGAATCAACGCCGACATCATGCAAGGCCGTGGCATTGGATAAACAATCCAACACGCAATTGGTAGGGCCAACCGTGACATTGGAAATGGCAAAGGCCGAAGGATGGTTGGATAAGGCCGGATCAAAATGGAAAACAATGCCGGAATTGATGTTGAAATATCGTGCGGCGGCTTTTTTTGGTCGCTTATACGCCCCCGAAATCATGATGGGGTTATATTCTGCCGATGAAGTAGTTGATATTGCCGCAAACAACGCCAAAATGGGCAAATAGCCCTATTTGAAAACCAAATCGTTTGATGTGATTAATGTGTACGAAAAGCGGTTGCCGTGAATGGTGGCCGCTTTTTTGCATAATAACATAAATGCGTTGAAATCTTGTGTGCGTTTGAAAACCTGACATCCTTCCGACCAATTGTTGACCTGAACGGAATCAACACCGGCTTTGTGAATGTTAATTCCAAAAACACCGGTTTGCGTGGCATTTTCATTGTAAATGCCATCTTTTATGTCATCACGAAATACAGTAACCGGGCCGCATTGTTTTAATGCTTCATATTTGCCCTGATGCAATCCGATGAAATGTGAACCGCGATATTGACCGGGTTTCAATCGCGCCGTTCCCGCGCCGTTGTCGGTAGTTGCGGCCCATTCCTTCAATATCCAATTGTCCTTTTCTTTGTAAGCCACAACAATTTTGTCATCAAATGCGTTTGTGACCTTTTGTCCAGTTGCTGAATTCCGAACACCAATGATGTTTAAATTGTAATCCCCATTTTCAAAAAACGCATAACCTTTGGCGGCCATTGTGCGTTTCAATACTGCAATTGTAATCATAACAATACAAAGATAATTAAACCAATGCCTAATGCAATTGTCACCTTACGCAATTGGATAAATCGGTCATCCCGTTTTTTTATTTCATCCAACAATTTGTTTGTGATGCGTTCTTGTTGTGCGATGACCTCGGAATCAATTTGGCGATATTGCCGGCAAATTGCCAGCTGCTCGCGTGCCTCTGCGCCTTTCAATAAATAGAAATTACTTTCCGCAACTGTCGAGGAATCGGTGCATTGCGATAATGCGGCGTGTGGATGCGCAACTTGTATCGCCATGATAAGCCACAAAAAGTGTTTCAAATTTGCTTTGAATAAGTATTTCCGTGTCATGTAATGTTTTGTATTTGTTTTTGATGATTTGCAATGTGTCAAATTCTTTTTGAACAATTCTGATGGCCGGGCCATGAACAACATTGGTTTGTTTTGGAACTGCAAAATGTAGGTAGATAAACCCACCAACAAATAACAACACAATCAACAAAATTGTCAAATCAACTTTCCGCATCGTTTTTGCCTTTTGCAAATTTGTCGATGGATGTAAATCCCAAACAACAAATCACAATCCATTCAACCGCTTCAACCAATTCTTTGGATGGTGCAATGTCTTGTGGTGACAATGAATTGTGGGCCATTGTGCCAAACAATATAAACGATCCAACAATCCCAACAAATCGTTTGGAACTGAATTCACCTTTGTCGCCCTGAAATATTTGTAAAATTTTTTTCATCTACCTTGACCGCGATATTTTTTTGCGGGTTTATTATTTTTTGAGTGAACACCTTTGTTTTTGCGCTTTGGTTTTGGTTGCCATTTCACGCCGGATGATGTTTTTGTTTTTGCCATTATTTGTAAATATATAAACGGAAATATTCAAAATCTTCCGCGCCGCCATTTTTTTGGTATTCTTGAAACGCGTCATAAATCGCGCCTTTAAAAACCAATGAATCATCAATCATTGCGGTGTCAATTCCTGATTCCAACATTTTGGTTGCGTACATTGTATTTATTTGCGCCATCGCTTCAACTTTGTTTTCAGCAATTGCAACGGCTTGTTTCAATTCGGCTTTTTCGGCAACCTTATTTTCTACTAATTGTTCGCCTTGCTTTTTTGCGGCCAAAACCACATTAGATGCCATTTTCATGTTGTTTTCAACGCGCTTTAACATTTGTTCAATTTCGTCCACATTTGGCGTGTTTGCCGCGCCTACCGGGTAAATCATCTCTAATGTCAAAATGATGGCAACAAAGGCCGTTAAAATTATTTTCATAACTTTTTGACGGTGTTAATGATTCGCAATTCCGTGATTGCGGCCGATAATGCCGAATCCGATTTTTTTAATGCCAACGACATCCGGTCAATCTTCAAATCCAGTTGGTCAATTTTTTGATTGGCTTTTTCAATTTGTTCGGTGTACGAACTTTTGACATCATAATACAAATATGAAACGGCCGCCAACATACAAAATGCCACCGCGGCCACCGGGTTTTTTTTGAACTGGTTAAACGAAACGGGCAACGCGTTTGCGTTAACTTGCTTTTTTACTGTCATTTGATGCGATTAATTTTTTTACTGTAATAAACCACCGCCAACAAACCCGAAATAAGACCAACAATGCCCACCACAAAGGTAAGGATCGGTTGATAAGTTTGCGTGAAAGTGATAATTGCTGAACTGCCTGAAATAGCCGTTGCAATTGCCGCCGTGGTGTCATTATTTAGTTTGTTCATTTGGCGTTGGAATTACACAATATGGTGAATCAGGGAATTTTTCACAATACCCTTTTAAATACAATGAATCATCCCCCGAAAAGGTGTGAATTCCCATAGGGTTGGGCCAAACCTCAAACGGCGTAAACTCTGCGGGGGGTTCTGAATAGAATAGAATGTCAACCGCCCATTTGTCCGACTGCTTTGTGCAAACGGGTTTGTCATCAACTTGCCCCCACTCTAAACAAATGAACCCAATTTCAACAACTGCGCAATCAACCCAACTTTGGACTTTTGACCCGTCGGGTGTGGTTGTAGTTGTTTCTATTAACTTGCGAAGGGTTGCCCATTCGGTTGGGGTGAACTCGTATTTTAGAAAGGTCTTTGTCATTGCTTAAATTGTTGTTAGTGATGCAAGTTCTGCGTTTGTTAGGCGGGTTGGGAAAATAATTGCTTCATTGATTTTTGTATCTGGTGGATACGAACTAGCCCAATAATTAAAAATTAACGAAGTCAAACTAATTGTAAATGTTGTAGAATTTGCGCCAATTTGTGTGCCATTAACATAATATGCCGAATCTCCACTTTTATAGGCAACCGCGACTTTGTACCTTGTGCCACTTGTGGCGGTTATTGATGCTATATTAAAACTTGAAGACCCACCAACAAACCCATATAAACTAGACGCATTAGCCCAAATTTCAACTCGTTTGTTATCTGCATTGTCGTGCAAACACATAATAACTTGTACCGTGTTATTGTTAGTAAATACAAAATCCGCAAACATCGTCCCCTCCGTCTGCCCAATCAACGAACTAATGCCCGTCTTATAACAAGCATCCGCCACCCTTGTGGCACTTGATGATGTGGTCGGGATGTAGGAGGTGGGGTAACTGCTATTTAATTCAGTTTGTGCGCCCCAAAAATATACACCACTTGTGCCGTCACCCGTGTATGTCTCAATTCCAACACTTCCTGTGGTTCTTAAAATATAGTACATTTGATTTGTACCCGTGAAATTAATAATCACAATACACCTATACCACCCATTCCCTACACTTTCGATGCTTGCTGAAACTGCCGTATTGGTTGCAACTGTTCCATTAACCAAATCAAATGTAGCACCATTACCACCGCCACCACCTAATGCGCAGAAAAATTGGCGACCCGCATATTTTGCATAAAATGAAATTGCATTGTTTCCATTAAAAGAAAGTGAATTTCCGTACAATTCGTGCCTTGCAGTTGTTGCGGTTTCTACAACCTTGTCGGCATTTTGCGTGCCGTCGGGGCTTGTTGTATTATTTGCAGAAATTGTTATCGCACCTAACCCCCAAACTCCATTGTCTATTTGTTCGCTATATGTTTGACTATTCGTACTCTGCTTCTCCAACAACAAACTCGGACACCCCCCGCCCCCATTTTGATAAGTTAATCGGGGAACATTTAATCGGTCGGTTGTGGGGAAATAGGGTTTTGCGGTTGAGCCGATGTTGAGTTGTGCGCCCCAAAATGCAATCGCACTTGTTCCGTTTCCCGTATAAGTTTCGCTATTGCTTTGACCCAATCCCATATAAATTGTAGAAGGAGTGATTGCGTTGGCAGTTGTTAGGGCAATTCTATACCAACCATTTGCCAATTTTTCAAAACTTCCAATAGCCGATGCGCTATAAATTGTTTCAGTTGCAAAATTAAAAAACCCCGTAACTGGCCCCAAATCAATATATGCCTGACGCGTTCCCGTTATGTTTTTCACATATACGCTTAAAGTATAAATGTTAGTTGATTGCGGTGTGGTTTGTTGGGTTCTAAATTGCGTTGTTGTTGCGGTGGTTTCCGTCAATACATCGGCCGTGGTTGTGCCGTTTGGTGCAATTACACTATTTGCCGTAATTGTCAAATTTGAATTTGACCACGGGCTGACTCCAATTGTTTCCGATTGTTGCAACAAATTCCACGGGCAAACCTCAACCAATCCCGCCGAATTTATGCGCGTTCCGTTGGATGCACGGGTGAATGACAAATCGCCCGACCCGTCGGAGGGTACTACGCTGTAAACGGTGTCTTCTTTATAGCCAGAAGGTACCAATACCAAACTGGCTTTATTTAATAAATCGCTCATTTTTATAAGTTGTTAAGTTTTCTAAGTAAACAGCCGATGCCTTCGTAATAGCCACCGTCCGCAGTTACACGCGCTTTATACAACTTAACCAGAGCCCAGCCCTGACCTTTGTAAGCTGTTCCTCGCGTGCCAATTCCGAGGTTTTGAGTTACTAGCATTTTTAATAACCGATTACAGAGCCGCTGCTAATTACAAAGCCAGTAATTTTGTTGCCCTTGCCTGCTGGCAAATATGCACCCTGCTGGAAAGTAACTCCCGACATACCCCTTGCACTTAGTACATTGGTGGCGGTGCCATTCTCTTGGGTAACTGTGAAGCTGGTGAAAACGGTGTCCTCAGTAGGTACCACCGCGTCGTAACTTACACTGGTAACGGTTGCAGCCGCGTGGTATTTAAAACCCTGCGAGCCTGCTATAATGTCTGCGCTTGCTTGTGCCATAGTGCCTGCAATTTACAAACACATTAAACGCAAGTCGTTAACAAATTAAACCTCTGCAATAATATACCACTGCGCCCCGTCGCTTATAATTGTCTTGCTGCCGTAAAGTTGGTTAATAGTTGTAGCCGTTGCCCCGTCTATATTGTAAGCGCCGCCGTCAATAGTTACTACATGCGAAGTGGCTGTCTTTTTAAAATAGTATTTTTTGCCCTTGCTTTCGGTGGCGTTCGGTAGGTTAATAGTTACATTGCCGTCCGTGCTGTTACAAATAATTAACTCGTAGCCGTTAGTAATTGTGTGGGTTCCAACTGCATAAGTGACGCTAGCGTTATGCTCTTGTATATGCCAGTCTAGTACCTCGGTGCTGTCTTTGTATTCCAGCATTACTTCCCAGCGCGTGTTTAGCGTTGGCTGTGTAGTCGGTGCCCCGTCCGAGTAGTTAACTAAGTGCTCTACTAGTCTGTCTGGTATAGCGCTAGTCTCTAGGTTTAATTTAGTAATTGCAAACTCATGGTAATTTAGTCGCTCGCGTATGGTCCGCTCTCCAGTCCTAGGGTTATACTCACCACTGCCGCCTCCAGTTGCTAGCGTGTAGTCAGGTGCAAGCCCTAGCCATTCACCCTGCCAACTTTCCGAGCGTGGGTAAAATGTGCCCCCATTAAACAGCCATTTTGTAGAGTCAAAGTTAAGCGACTTAATAGCCGTTAAATTTCCAGCGTCGTGCCAAGTTCCCTGCACAACTGGCACAAATTTATTATACATTCCACCAATGCGCTTGCCCAGAATGGTGCCTAGGTCATCATGCACTGCCGAGGCATAGCCGCTGTACCAGTCCGAACTCACAACCCATGTACTGCCGTTGTAAACATAAATAGTTCCGAAGCCATAGAGGCCTTCGTCGTCATAGTAAGCGGGCTCAAGTTCTATAAGTTGGCTGTTGCCACTGGCACCCGTTACGCTTACAGTCTGCTTAGTGGTGTGCTGAAAGTCGGGGTTTTCTATTGACCCGTAAGGCTGCGCTGCCGTAATGGTTCCCCAGAAATTAATTTGGTTAGTCGTGCTGCTAGCCCAGTTGTTAGGCGCCACAAAGAAACCCTGCTCGGCTTCTATGTAGTAGTCTACAAATAGACGCGTATAGCCAGTAGGTACTTGCGGCATTACAAAGTCCATGACATGAGTGTTCCAACTGTTACGAGCGTTAGTAACTGTTAGCTCTTGGGTTTGCCATACGGGCGTAGCAACTGTATTAAAAGCGTTTGTAATTGGGCTGTATTGTGAAATTGTGCCGCCTGAGTTTTTAACATAAATGCGGTAGTAAAAAAGGTAACGCTGGTAACGCTTGGCACTGCTTGCGCTAAGTGCTATATAGGAGTCGTCAAACCACTTGCACAGCATGCGGACCCGTGTAGGTTTGCTGGCTTGTATTGTCTTGTCAACTATTGACAATTCGATGCTGTTATTGTCTGGCTCTGTCCTTAAAACAAAAATAGCATTTTGCCTTTCCTCTATAACATCCACGGCCCTAACTGGTGGTTGGTAGGTTAGCGTCGGCTTTGCTTCCCATTGTGGCCTAACATTAGCAGCAAGGCTAACGGCATGCGGTGTGCTGCCAGTGCTTTGAAAAGTTCCCGCAGCGTTATAAATTCTAGTAGTTAAGTTAGTAGCATTATAGGCGTCGTCTGGTAAAATCCAAAACGCCCCGCTCTCTAATGTAATGCGGCTGCCGTAAATGCTAAGCACTTGCTCTATGGCTTGCTTGCATGTTAGCAAGTCTATATTTGTGCCCGCCTCGAAGGGGTCCGTGGTGTCAATAAATTGAACATCGGCGAAGGGGTCAAAGCTATTGTAAAAACTAAGCAGGTTAAACTTGGTATTTGCCAGTCCCTTGTAACTTGCCTGCGCGGTGTCATACATTGTAACCCCGTCGCGTAAGTAGGTATTCTCGCCCAAGGCGGTCCAGTAGTCATCAAGTCCGCAAAGTTCCAAAGACTTGCGCACTATGTCCAAGCCCGTAGCCAATGAGTCAGTAAACCAGTCGGGGCTTACAAAAAAACCCTCTAACAAGTTTAAGGAGTCAACTGCCACCAAGTCAAACACTGGCGCCCCGTTAATGCTTTCGCGTAAGTAGTCTGCTTGGTCCGCAACTACACGGCCTACATAATAAAGCGCGTCTGCTCTATAAACTATAATAGCATAGCGGTTCTCTTCGCTGTTTGCTATTGCTATAAAGGCATTACGAACGGCGTCGCTAGGCATAACCCAACTAGTATTTATTCTGCTGGGCCTTACAAATTTTTGGAAGTAAGTGTCGCCCTCGCCTTGGCGTTCAATGGTAAAGCCGTTGCCTGCTAGGGTTAATTCTGTGGCGTCTTCTAATTCGATTAACTTTTCAAGTAAGCAACTGGCGCCCTCTTGGTAGCCTCCTGCTGCTGTTACTCTGGTAGCATAACGGCTGGCAAAGTTGTTAGCACTTGAGCCAGTAGCCCCGTCCCAGAGTTCCACTCTGTACTCTATATTTTCAATGCTCAAAAACGAGCCGTAATACTTGCGTGCCATTAACCCCTTTTGCTGTCTTTATTATAACGCTCTAAAACTATTGCCAAGTCTCGGCCCTGAATCGTAGTGCTTGCCACAAAGCCGCTGCTGCTGTCCCCAGTTTTTAGCATGCCCTTAAGTTTGTCTAACGGTGCTATAACTTCTGGGTTATTACGAGCGTTTGGGTATTCACCAACTAAGCCCAATGTAGGCCCGCTAACTATACCACCGTCCGCAAACGCTGTGGGCTGTGGTCCCTTCTTAAGCATTCCCATAATGGCAGCAGAACCAGCAACCAATGCAACCCCCGCAGCTATACCTATTTCGGGGCGTTTTAAAATAAACTCTTTAAACGCTTTTGAAGCGGTAGCCGTTGCAATCAATGCAGTACCAAAGGCCCGCATAAACTTAGCAACCGAATTAAGCATAGCTTTTCCAAAGTCGTCGAAGCTAGTAATTTGCCCGCTCAGTATTCCGCCAATCATGTCGCCGAATGCCTCAACCCCCTCCGCTGTCATGGTGTTAAAAGCATTATTTATGGCGCCCGCTGCCTCTGTCATTCTCTGCTCATAGTCGCTCATTATAGCAATTTGCTCGCCAGTGGCTTGTTTTAAGACTGGGGCATATTGTTTCATTGGTCCAGTAACGGCAGCAAAGGCTTCAATAGTTGGAGCGCCTGCGCCAAACTCAGCAGCGCCTAAAGTTTTGCTAAGGGTCTGCTGCTCTTGCGCTTTAGTTAAACCCTCTACCGCCTTGGTCTGTTCATTTATTGCAGTAGTGGTTTTAGTAACGGGCGTAATGCTTAAGCCTTGCGCGTTACTCATGTTTATAATAGCGTCAATTTGCGACTGTATTTTAGCCGCGTTTTGTTCTGCTATTGTGCCTACATTCTTTTGGCTTTCTATAAACTTTTGCACCTGAGACGAAGTAGCGCCAGTTGCATAGAGTCTATTTATTTCGGCTTGCGTAGAAAGTTGGGCCTGCTGTTTTCCTAGTTCGTATTCCAGCATTTTGGCGCTGAGTTCCTGCAACTTGGCAAACGCAGCCTTGGCTTTGGCTT